TCAACTGGCCTGCTTCACGCTTCGCCCAGTCCAACGCCTGCTTGCTGTTCACGTCGAACCTGAACCCCAACGCCAACTGTGAAGGTGTCGGATTGGTTGCCTTCTCCAAGGCACGGAACTCTGCGGCTAACTGCTTGCCCAGGTCTATCGCTTCGGTCTGGCCTGCTGTGACCAACTGGCGGTGAAGAACGTCAGCAATGTCTTCCTGAACGCTCATCAGCGCACCAACAAAGATTGCTTCGTACTGCCAGCCTGTCTTGTCGTCCAGCATGGTTTCGTAGGCTCGTGCTGGCACACGATCGAACGCAGTCAGAACCAGGTCGTAGATTTCCTGTTCCAGCGACGTGAGGCGGTTCGACCCTGTGGGTCTGCCTGACGGTGCGACAGGTTGGCGTGTCTTGCGAACACGAACAGTGCCGTTCTTCAGAAGGTGCTTGCCGACGATCGGCACGGTCAGACTTCTTCTGCTTGACCTTCAGGCAATCCTGCCAAGCCCCGTAGATAGTTCTCCAAGTCCTGATCAGGGAACAAGGGTGCGCCAGCCTGCGCCAAGGCTGTGATGTACTTGGCGATTCCGTCCAGGTCAATGTTCTTCGGCGGGCTGTACGTCAGGTACGGGGACAGTTCCTCATTCACACCGTTCAATCGCATAAGCCTTGGGATAGCGAACTGATTGAACACTTCAGCGATCTGCGACAGATACGCAGTCAGACTGGTCAGGAACAGTTCAATCTTCGACACTGACAACGCCTGAGTACCAACACCTTCGTGGCCCAACAGCATGAAGTCAGCCAGCACCGTCATGGCAATACGCTGGTCGTAGCGGGTCACAATCTCGTTCGTGTCGAACTGGCGACGACCGCCGGTGGACAACAGTTTCAGGTCGTAGGCAGGCAGTTTCGTGTCAGGGTCATAGGCAAGCGGGAACACGATCCCTTCCTGCTCGTCACGCTTGATGTTCCTGACGATCTGCTTGATTGCTTCCAACGCACCACGTTCTTCGCTCGTCGCATTGTTCGACAGCAACTGCGGTGGCACATAGGCGACCGGCATACCTGCCAGGTCACGTTCAATACCAATCGCTTCAATCTCTTGAATACGACGCTTGTAGTACCAGGGGACGAAGGCGTTACGCAGAATGGAACGACCCTCAGGGTTGTTCAGTTTCGTTGTGGTGCGGAACAGCAGGCACTTCTCAATGGGTAGGAACACCAGACCCTTATCAGGGGCGTTGGTATCCAACTGGTACATTCCTCTAATACCGCCGTTCTGGTCGAACTCCCAGCGTTGAACGGTGTCCTGTGAACGAATGGGCAGTTTGCGCCAGCCGATACGTCCGTCGTTGTACTTCGATTGGGTCTTAGCGTCGTTCGTGTAACCCTTACGGTACTTGTAGACAATCTCGTGATACGAGAACCCGTACACCAAGAACGTCAGGATCGAAGCAAGCGTGTCGTCCCACGTTGTACTCATGTCGTTCAGACAGCCAGACACGAACTCTGCTTCAGCAACCGCACGTTCGTCGTTCTCGTCAGCAGGTTTCACTGACCAGTCCACTGAACGCACGATCATTTCAATGCCGTTCAGGTAGCCGCCAATCACAGGGTCGTTGTCAGCCATTTCCCTGAAGTTGGCGTACTTCTGCTTGCCCTGAAGTTGGCGCAAGAAGTCTTCAGCGACGATACCGCCGTTCTGGTGTAGCCCTGACGAGCCGACTTCCATGAAGTCTGTAGACGAGGGTCTCGCCTTCGTGACAGGCGTGTTGTCCCATTCGTCAGCCATAGCAACCGTCATGGTAGTTCCTTCGTGCGTTAGTGCGTTGGTGCTGGCTTGCCTGTCAGCCTCTGATCAGGGGAACGATTTCGTTTCTGCTGGGTCCACAGTAGCGGAATGATGTGGTTATGCGCCCGCTTGATGTTCCGAAGGCGTTCTTGCTGAGTGCGCTGGTTGCGCCCTGGCGGTTCCGTCTGCTGGGCTTGACTGCCATTGCCCAGGTCGGCCTGCGGTTCAGGCTTGCGACTAGGGCTGGGTGGCTTGTCGAAATGTACAGCGGGCTAGTCAGTGCCTTGTATCCACCGCCTAATGCGTCCAGAACGTGATTGGCTAGACCTAAGCCTTGAAAGTCTGGCGTGACGACGATTCGCGAGACTCTGCGTGCGCTCTTGATGTTCGGGTGAGGGAAGGCAAGTACGCAGGCAATGGCGGCAGGCTGATCTTCGACAGACGCAAGATAGACAGCGGCTGACTTATTCAGTGAGTGGTCTAGATAGTGATGACGTGCGAAGTAGTTCCACGCCGATGAGTTTGCGCGAACGATCTGAAGATCAACCTTTGGGCGTTGTTGAAGTGACTCCCATCTGAACTGACCTGAGGCCGGTTCGTATGTCCAGTCAGGCTGTAGCCATTCCAGAATGTCAGAGTGACACGAGACTGCGACGAACTTCTGATTGCGTCGTCTAACGGTCTTAGCGATTGCGTGAGAGCCAACACGAGCCACTGTGCGGTCTACAACCGACGTGAACTCGTCTACGATCGCCAGTTCAGGATTCTCTGCCAGCACACGAGCGAGTGAGACACGAAACTGTTCGCCGTTGGACAGTGCGCTGTACGGTCTGAGCCACGAGGGCGGCGATGAGAACCCGACGCTGGACAGCAGTTCTGTGATTTCCTTGATTGACAAGTTCGTAGGAAAGTCGTCCACGATTGCGCCTGTCTTAGACCACGCTAAGGCTTCGCATTGTTCCAGTTCCTGCCCAAAGATTTGCCTAGCGACAGTGGACTTGCCGCTACCTGACGGACCATAGATCAACCCAATGTTCCAAGGCTTAGCGTTCAGATCGGGAATGTTCAGCGGAATCTGTGTCCTGCTTGTCTCGTTCGCTTCAATGTCGAACATTCCTTCAATCATCATTACTCGTGGCGTTCGTTCAACACGACTGGTGAGCGTGATCTGGCTCATACGATGATCGCCCTAACCTTCAGCCCCTCAGACGAGAGGCGCAGTAGCAGGGCTTCCTGTTCCTGTTCTGACGAACATTCCACAACAACTTCGTATTTCTCGTTCAGATCAACTGCGTGTCCAGCACCATCTTGATCGTCGCTACCTGGCACGTTGGGCATTTGCCCGCCTGTTTCAATGATGTACAGCAGGTCTTGAACAGCCTGGTCGTCCCAACCTGACATAGCCAGCAACTGTTCGTCTTCCTGCTGAACAGCAAGGATCATGTCAGCCAACAGTTGATCGTCGTAGGTTCCCAGGTCAGCAGTCCTGTTGTCTGCCAGTGCGTAAGCCTTCGCAGTGATCTCGTCGTCTTCGACCCACACGACAGCAATCTCAGTCCACCCCAACTGCCTAGCGGCTTGAAGCGTGTGATTCCCTGCGATCACCACCCCGTCCACCTTGCGTGCGATCACAGGCTTACGTTGCCCAAACGTGGCGAGGCTGTTCGCTACAGCGTCCACGTTGCCTTTGCGTGGGTTGTCTGGCAGGTTCGACAACCGTCCAATGTCGGTTGCGAGTGCCTTCAGGTCTTCGACAATCATTCAGGTTCCCCTTCTTGGGTGACGAGTTCAGCGACCCACACCAGCGGGTGCTTACGGTTCTTGCGCTGGTTACACAGTTGGCAGGCTAGGACTTCATTGCTGGGTTTCGCAGGACCACCCAATGAGATTGGCATAACGTGGTCAATGTGGGTGCGCTCAGGGTCTAGGTGAGTCCCGCACCACCAACACAATCCAGGTACGCCCAGGGAACTGTCTACCACCCAGCGTTGCTGAACAGCCCCATTCTTCCTAGCCCTTCTACGTCGTATGACCTGTTTGTGTACTTCAGGGTTTTCGCGGTTGTATCGCTTCAGTTGTTCTAGGCGACGTTCACGGTTGGTTATGTAATGGTGGCGTGAATACTCCTTCGACCGTTGCTTGTTCTTCTGTCGGTATTGGGCGCGCGTGTCAGCGTTCTGTTCTCGCCATTTCTTCTGGTATGAAGCAAGGTCGTCGGCGTGTCGTTCTCGCCATTGAACTGCGTACTGTCTGTTGTACTCGCGCCTGTGGTTTGGGTTCTGTTCGCGTCGTTCCTTCGCGTAATCGCTGTAGCACTGCTTACATTGCGTTCGGTATCTGGTCGTGTCTTTGCTGTCGCGGTAGAAGTCGTCTAACGGCTTGGTGATTCCACACTTGGTACAGGGTTTCACCCAACCAACAGTACCCAATCCCACGTCAGCGAACCTTCCAAGGTGATTGCTGTTCCATGCTGATTGGGATAACAGGTGGTGCTTGTCTTGCCCCGTCAATCATTAGTTCTGTCAATGCCCACACCAGTGCGTCCAGGCGGTCTGGGCTGTCTGACAGGTCAGGAACCCAGTTACACATCTGGTCTTCCAAGGCTGACAGGTAGCCAACATGGTGAACCTTGCCCTGTTCGTACAGGGCGGCGACTGGCTCTGCTCTGGTGCGTTTGCCCCGACTGGCGTGAACCAACTTGACAGGTGCGTTCCTGTCCACCGTCATAAGTGTGTGACGCACCATGTCGCCACCTTGGTTTGCTTCAGCAACGATACGGTCAGCCTGGTAGGTGTGGAAGGCGGTGATTGCGGCCCGTCCCCATTCGTCTGGTGTGCCCCTCAGGGTGCGATCGTCCAGCACATAACCTTTCCCGTCTGAGCCTACGCCTGCCACGACTATGCCTGTTTCGTTGCTGTTCGTTCTGCTGGTCGTTGCTGGGTCTACTGCGACGACGACACGACGCAACTGTGGGTGCTGGTGTAGGCGGTGCTGATCGAACATGGTGCGTTGCCACAGTGCGCCTTCCAGGTCGTCCAAGATTTCGGCGTGTAGTTCCTGCCTACCTAGGGTTGTGCCTTCGTAGCGTCGGCGCATTTCGTCAATGAATGCTGACGCTAGGTTCTTCTGGTTCTCGTAGGTGGAACCGCGAGTGACGTGAACTGTCCCGTCCTTGGTGGTCATTAGTCGCCTGATCACGTCCACGGGTCTAGGTGTGGTTGTGACGACGCAACGTGGGTGTTCACCAATACGCAAACCCAACATCAGTTGGTCCCATGCGTCTGAGTATCGCCATGCGGCTAACTCGTCTGCCCACGCTAGATCGTGGTTAGGTCCACGCAGACGATCAGGTTCGTCGGCTGAATACGCTGACGCAGACGCACCATTGTGGAACGTGACCCGACGCTTCGATGGTTCGTAGTGTGGTCGCTGATCAGGTGGGAAGACACGCAGTAACCCTGACTCGCCTTCAATCATCGTGTCCCGCACATCAGCGGCGGTCGCACCTACCAGAGCGATGTGGTTCGCTCTGCCTGCGTTCACTTCACGCCTGATGAACTCTGCGCCTGTCCTCGTCTTGCCGAAGCCACGACCAGCCAGGATCAGCCACACACGCCACGACCCGTCAGGTGGCAACTGCTTAGGTCTGGCCCACACAGTCCAGTCCCACAACATCTGGGACTTCTGCTCATCAGACAGGCCAGCCAACACAACATCTAGTTGTTCAGGAGACAACAGTGCCAACCGTTCAGCCACACTGAGTTCCCCAGCCACGATCAGCCACCTACAGAATCATCGGCCTGATAAGGCAGAACTTCGCCGGACGAAACTTCAATAGCGTCGCCACCACCATCACCCAACTGACGCAACCGTTCCAACAACACCTGACCCACATCAGTCTGAATAGGCCCACCATCAGCCCCAGTCACAGCCACCTGCTTAGAAGCGTCCAAACCCCACAAATCAGCACGACGCTTCTCAATAGCCAGAATGTTCTTCACCTGATCCAAGTCACCACCCATGAACGCAGTCAGACAACGAGACAACAACAGGTCCAACTTGTCGTTCTGAACCACACGCATTTCCATTGCTGATTCCACAATGGCTTCGTGTAGTCCTGCCTTGACTGCCTTGTACGCACCGCCCTTGTTGGCGTAGCCCAGTTCTTTCGCTATTTGTTCGTAGGTTGCGCCCATTGTGCGTAGGCGTATGGCGCGTTCTCGTTTCTGTTGGAGTTCTGCGTCTAGTTTCAGCATGGGGTTGGTTTCCTGCTGTGGGTTTCCTGTGGTGGGTTCTATGGGTGGGACTGTATCAGTGCTTGTCGGTGTTGTGTTGGGTTATGGGTTAGGCTTTGTTGTCT